TCCGCGCAATCGGGCTGGCACGTTCAAGCCAGATCGGAAAGGCATAGGCGGTGTCTGCCACCACCGCGTTGGTGGCGGAGGTATTGCCCACCTCCACGCCATACCACGCGTCGCCGCGATAGGCGATGAAGGGCCGAGCAGGCGGGATGGGCGTGACGGCGGGATAGGTCACGAGGGATTGCCCCCTCCGCTCAGCCGCGCGGCGATGGTGCCGGTCGAAAGGCTGTCGCAGCTCATGCGCATCAGCACGGCCGATTCCGTCCCACACGGGATGAGCATGGCGCCCGGCGTGAAGAGCAGCAGCGGCTCATTGGGCTGGCCGAAATAGGCGAGCCAATTGGTGCCGCCGTCGAAGCTCACCTCGATCGAGACGGTGCCGCCCGTGAAGGTGCCGCCGATGGCGAACCAGGTCACGCTGCGCACGGTGATGGCGGCGCTTTTCTGCCCCGCGCCGGTGAAGCTGTGCTCCACGCCCCACAGGCGCGTGTCGGGGTCGGTGGGGGTGCGGCGGCCCATGCGTGGCTCCTCTGCAGGGGTTGGCCCGGCGCAGAGATCGCGCCGGGCCTGACGCGTCAGTCGGTGTTGGTCACGGTGCCGACGGTGACGTTGGTGACGTCCACCACGCGGGTGGTTGCGTTCTTGGTGATCACGCAGTGCGGGCCGTAGGTCTGCAGTGCGCCGGAACCGTTCACCACCACCACGTCGATGATGTCGCCGATCTCGAGCAGGTCGAACACCTCGTTGAAGTAGCCGGCGGTGTCCACGGTCGCGTGGGCGTCCTGCGTGCGGTAGCTCCAGCGCTGCGGCGCGCCGGGCGAGGTTTCGGGCCCGCTGCCGCGGGTGGCCTGGCCGCCTATGGGGCCGAAGTTGCGTCGGATGAAAGGCATGGGTCAGGTCTCCGTGCAATCGACTTCGATGATGCCCTCGGGATCAATGGCCACCGCACCGGCCTTGAGGTCCATGCCCACCAGCCATGACCGCTTCTCGGCGACCCAGTCGACGGTGGCGGTCTTGTCCACTCCGACGGCCAGGCCCACGGCCTGCATGTCGAAGGCGAACACGGTGCGGATGCCGCCCGCCAGCGGCAGGCCGCCTTCGCTGCGGTTCTCCATGGTGACGATGTCCATGCCGAGCAGGCGCGAGACTTCGCCGGAGGACATGGTGCCCTGCGTCACCCAATCGCCGGAGGTGAAGCGGTTCTCGCCGATCAGGTCCTGCTTCTGCTGGGCGGCGATCACCAGCTTGCGCGCGCCCATGGGCACGGCGCGCTGGTCGAAGAAGCGCACGATCTGGCGCATCTTGTCGAAGGTCAGGCCGGTGCCGCCGGCGGCGATGGTGGCCGAGGCGTTGGCCGCGTCGAGCGCGGCGATGATCATCTGATCCTCGCGCCGCCCGCAGGCCATGGCGGTGTTGGTGGTCAGCACCTCGCGCTCGTCGAAGTTCACCAGCGCCTGGTCCACATTGTCCGTGTAGTCGCCCGCAAACCAGTCGGTCAGCGTCGCGATGGCGTCGCCGTAGGTCTGGCCCATCGGCACGATGTCCGTCTGCGGGACGCGCGGCGTGGCGATGCCGCGGTTGAAGCGCCGGAAGCGATGGGTGGCGCCGGTGACGCCCGTCTTCACCCGCACATGCGGGCGCAGCAGGCTGGCGTTCTGGTAGGCCGCCTTGACGGCGGCGTCGAACTCGATGATGGCGACGGCGGGGAGCCCGATGCTCATGGCCGATCCTTCTCCGAGAGGAAGCGTTTGGCTTGCTCGCGGGGCGATGGGCCGTGGCGTTGCGGGGCCGGCCGTGCCTGAGGGGCGATGCCGGTAAGCCCTGCGTCGGGTCGTCCGCTCACCGGGGCCGGCCCGGTTCTCCGCCGCGTCTTTCCGCGGGGCCAGCGGTGGCCACGGTCAGGGGAGGCGCGCCCGACACGGCCTCCCCCCGGAGGGCCGCGCCCGGCCTGACGCCAGATGGCGGATGCCCCCGCCGCCCGGCTGCGCCTCCCCTGAGGCGGTCCAGCGCGGGCGCAGTTTCACACGGACGGCAATGTGCTTGTCAAGCCCAAAAAAACGCGGCGGGGTGAGCCGCCGGGACAGGATATTGCCTGAGGAGAGCAAGAAGACAGGGAGGTTGACGCCATGGCCGAGGCCGTGACGCGCGGATCATGCCTGGGCGCAATGGGCGTGACAAGCACAATCACGCGGGCAGGCGCGGGTCGCGCAGCAGCCCTTTGCGGGCGAGATCGTCGAGGCCCTGGCGGGCGCGGGCGATGAGCTGCTCGTCGCGCTTCTGGTAGCCCTCGCGGAGCATGCGCTGCAGGTCGGGCTGGCTGGCTTGGCCGGCGTCCAGCGCATCCACCGGAATCGGTTTTTCGCCTGTGAGCTCCATCAGCTTGTGGAAGGCGCGCACTGCCGCAGCGTTGGGCGCGTAGAGGCTGTTGCGCTCCTCCTTGGTCAGCACGCCGCGCGTCGTGAGCCCGTCGAGATATGCCTCCACCTGGCGCCGCACGCGCTCGCCCTGCGGGCCGAGCTTGGCGATTTCGGCCTGGCGCGCGGCTTCCAGCGCGGCCGGGTCGGGCGCGGGCGGTTCCGCGTTGTCCTGCAGGCGCTTGGCGAGTTCGGCGAGGAAGGGCCGCGCGATCGCCTGGAACTGCGGGACGGTCAGCCCGGCCTTGAGCGCCGCCTCGCGGATGCTGTGCAGCAGCGGATCGTCCGTGCCCAGAAAATCCTGCGGCAGCCCCTCGACGGCGGGCAGGGCGTAGGCGTCGGCGGCGGCGGGCGGCTTGTGCTCGCCGCGGCTGATCTGCTTGCGCAGGTCGCGCCAGCTCTTCATGAGGGCCTCGGGGCGGATGGCGCCTTTCTCGGCATCCCAGAACGCCTCGGGAACATCCTCGGGGCGCTGCGGCTTGCCGTCCGGGCCGGTGACCGGCGGCGGTTCGGCGGCGGGCGGATCGAGCAGGTTGACTTCCGGCAGCTCGGGCGCGGAGGCCTCTGCGGGGGAAGCGGCGCTCGCGGGGGCGCCTTCCGGCGCGCGCGGCAGGGCGGGCATGGCAAAGGGGCGGAACAGCATGGGTCACTCCGTACCGAATGAAGGGGCGTCAAGGGCGCGGCGCAGCTCGCGCAGCATCTGGCGGCGGGATTCGTGCCAGGCCACCACGTCGAGCGCGTCGCCCGGGCGATAGCTGGCCTGCGAGTCCAGGCGTTCGATCATGGCGTTGAGCCAGGCGCGGCCGGGCGGGTGATTCAGGGCCGCGCGGAGCTGCGCGGCCAGCGCGGCCTGCTCCTCGGCCTGGGCGCGGCGCTGCTCGGCGGCGCGGGCGTCGAGAGCGGCGAGCGGCTCATAGGGGTTCCAGGCCATGGTCAGGCGCCGCCCTCGGGCCGCAGCGCCGCGCCGACCATCTGGCCGGCCACCTGGGCGGCGACGGGCGAGGCGAGCAGCTCGGAGACCTGCGCCTGCTGGGCGGCTGCGGCGTCTTCCTCCGCGATCGCCTCGCCGCTCGGGATGAGGCTGGCCGGCACGCCCATGCGCGCGGCGACATAGGGCCCTGCCTTGGTCACGTCCACGCCTGTGCGGACCATGATGGTCCCGGCTTCGCCGAGCTGCACCGCTCCGGCCAGGAATTGCATGACGGCCTGCACATCCGCCATGTCCTGCGCCTGGGCCAGCGGGCTGGTGGGGCGGATGCGGATGGCGTCATCCTGCACGGCTTCCATCAGCCCGGCGAAGCGCTGATCGGCCAGCTCGCCCGCCTGATCGAGGATGTCGAGGCAGCGCATGGTGAGCGGCGTCACAGCGTCGAACATCAGCCGGCCGAAGGCGCCGGTGTCCTGCTGGAAGCGGCGCACGCGCTCGATGACCTCGGTGGCGGTCAGGCCCACCTGCACTTCGGGCGGCAAAGGGTCGTCGAAGAGCACCTGGCGGATGCGCGTGGTCAGCCCCGCCCGCAAATCCTCGGCGAGCGCATAGTTGCCGGGAAACTCGAGCGCGCGCAGGCTCGGGCCGGCCGTGCCGCCATTGCTGCGCACCGGAATGATGGCGCCGGGAATGAGCCGCACATTGGCCGGGTTCAGCACGCCGTCGTCGGTCGCGGTCCAGATGCCCGTCACCGCGATGGAGGCGGCGCGCAGGTGCAGCTCCATCAGCCGGTTGAGGGTGCGGATGTCGGGCAGCGCCACGGTGAGCGGGCCGCGGCCGGTGATCTCGCCGGGTGCGCGGCTCCATCGGGTCACGATCCAAGGGTTGGTCCGGTAGCGGCGCTCGACGAAGCGCGTCTTGCTGTCAGGGTCCACGACTTCGAAGCGCCAGATGTCCTCGGCCGCGTCATAGGTGGTGGCGAGCAGCAGCTTGACCTTGCGCTCCGGCTGCTCGGCGATGCGGCGCTGCAGCTCGGCCGGCAGCCCTTCGGCGTCCGGATAGGCGCGCGGGACGTTGCGCGCGGGCAGCTCCTGGTCGAGGAAGACGCCCTCGACGCCGCCGAAGGGGCCTTCGTCATAGCACACCTGCGAGGCGGGCACGGCCTTGAAGCGCAGCAGCGGCGCGCGCGAGCGGCGCGTGCCGAGCCGGCCATTTTCCACCAGCAGCACGCCGGCGCCGGCGGCCAGGTCATGCGCCCATTCGTTGACCGCCGCGTCGAAGTTGCTGGCGGCGATGTGGCGGAAGAACAGCTCGGTGGCGGCTTCGAGGTCCACGGCGAGGGCCTGGGCGTCAGGGTTGCTTTCGACGGCGATTTCCGGCGGCAGCTCCAACTGCATCCAGCGCTGGCCGGGCGGGAAGAGCGCCTGCTGCAGCCGGTTCGCGAAGCGGCTGGCCGAGACGATGGCGGTCGAATCGAACACCTGGGCGTGGCGGTCCTGGCCCAGCCCATAGCTGCCCCAGCCGTCGCGGTCGGGCATGGCGAGCTGATAGACGTCGCGCATCAGCGCCTCGAAATGGCGGTGCGCGGTGCGCGCGGTTTTCACGCGCTCGAGCAGATCCTCGATGGGCATGGCGGGCATGGGTCAGCCTCCCAGTGTGCGCTGGGTGGGCGCGGTGGTGGGGGCAAGGCCCACCTCGTTGTTGAGCAGGTTGAGGTTGGGGTTGCGCCGCCGGCGGCGGGTTTCTTCGGCGGCGGCCTGCTGGCGCGCGGTCTCGGCGGCCTCCGCCTCGGCTGCGGCGGTCTCGCGCTGGCGCGCCGCGGCGTTCTGCGCGGCCAGCTCGTCCATGGCCTGGCGGGTGGCGGTGGCGGCCTGCTCCTGGGCGGCGATGAGGCTGGCAAGCTGGCGCGCGTCGGCGGCGGCCGGGTCGCGCCGCTTGGGCGGCGTGAAGAGGCGCGTGAAGCCCGTCATGGCGTGATGCTCCGGCTGGGGTTGGGCAGGGGGAAGGCGGCCGCGCCGGCGGCCAGCAGCCGCGTGTAGAGTTGGCGCGGCGTGACGATGCGCCAGTCGGTCCAGCCGAGCAGCGCCTTCACGACCTCCGTGCAGGTCATGGCCGGGCGCAGCAGGGCGCGGCGCATGGGCTGGCCTTGGAGGGTCAGCACCTGGCCGCCGCCATGGGCGATGAGGCAGAGCGCCACATCGCTGGGCCGCAGCGGCAACAGCTCGATCGCGAGATGCGTGCCGTGATGGTCCACCTTGAGGGTGGTGCCGTGCGGGGTGCCCTGGAAGGCGAAGCAGTGGCGATAGCCGGGCGCGAGCAGATGCCGCCACCAGCCGCCGCCCGCGATGATCTCGTCGGCGGGGAAGGCGATGTGCCAGGTGTCGGGGGCGGCGATGTCGAAGCAGCGCGCGCAGGGGAAGGCGGCGGCCATGGGTCAGCGCTTGAGGAAGCTGCCGGCGCCGCTCTGCGGGCCGGTCAGCGTCGCCTCGGCGGTCAGGCGCCACTCGTCGTTCTGCCAGGCGGCGCGCAGGAGGCTGGCGGCGTGATGCTCGGGCGTGTGGCCATGGGCGGCGGCGCGGCGGCGTAGCCACACGGCGAAGCGCTCGGGCAGGGCGACCATGAAGAACTCCCTTCCCAGCATGTCGGCGCTGGCCTGGGCGACGAAGGCGGCGGCGGCGGTGTTGGCTTGGGCGGTGATCGCCAGGATCTTCCGCTCCGCCTCGTCGAGCGGCGCCACGGCCGGTGGCGCGGCAGGGGGGCTGTCCTGACGGGGCACGGCGGCCAGGCGGCGGGGCGGGCGGGTGTCAGGCAGCTCGCCGCCGTGTTCGGTGTCGCTGGGGCGGGTGTCGTCCATGGGTGTCTCCTGGGTCAGTCGCGATAGGGGTTGAAGCGGGTGTCGGCCATGGCCTGGCCGCGCAGCGCGGCGAGGCGGGCCTGGCGCGCCGTGACCTCGTGCAGGGCCGAGCCGTCGAGCAGCGCGTATTGGTCGGCCTCCACCAGGTGGCTCGCCCAATTCTTGAGCGGGCGCTCGGCCCGGCGGGCATGGGCGCCGCGGATGCGGGGGTAGAGATAGTCCCGCGCCAGCGCGCGGCGCGTGAGCGAGCAGGCGGCCGAGATGAGCAGGCCGGGCGTGCGGCCTTCGATCATGCGCGTCATGGGCAGGCGATAGGCCTCCTCGCGCGGCGTCGGGTCGTTGGTGGCGCAGGGATAGATCGGGATGCCCGCGACGCGCGCGACGGTTTCGATCCAGGACGATTCGCCGTTGCGCGTGTCGGCGCCGTAGGCGGCGCTGGGGTCGGCAATGCCGCGCACGCGGGGCATGGGCTTGCCGGGTGGCAGGCTGCGCTCCAGCTCGCGCAGCGTCAGCGCGAGCGCCTCGCCGAAGCGGTTGGGGCCAGTGACGCTGCCGCCCTCGCGGTCATGCGTGGTCAGCTCCGCGAGCTTGCGCCATTGCCCGGACGGGGCGCGCTGCCAGATGCCGGCGGCGGGCGTGCCGCCCGCGTCGAGGCCCACCACCAGGTCAGCGAAGGGCAGCACGGGCAGCACTTCGCGGGCCATGTGCAGGTCCTGGTTGAACTCGGGATAGACCGGATCGGAGGCGCGCGACAGGCCCGGCTCATTGTCCACGAATCGGCGCTTGTCGTAGGCGGGCAGTGTGTCGGCGAGGCGCGCGTAGTAGCCGGGCGGCAAGTTGTCGAGGTTTTCGGCCTCGGCCGTCAGCCCGCCCGGCTGGCGAAACAACATGTGGCCGGGCTTGGGCTCGTCGAGGAAGTCGCGAACGATGTGGTTGTCGAACTCGGGCGCGTTGCAGGTGCCCCACACGCCGGACCATCCGAGCTCCGCGCGCGGCGGGTAGCGGCCCGAGCGTTGCAGCAGGAAGGGCAGCGCGTTCTCGGCCAGGCCGTCGCACTCGTCCACGAAGCCGAAGGTGGTCTCAAGCCCGCGCAGCGCCTCCTCGATGCGCAGGTCGCCGAGGGCGATGAACTCCACGCGCAGGTCCACCAGCCCGCCATCGGGGTGGTGGAAGGTGATGTCATGGGTGGCCGGGTCGCCCGCCGCGCCGCGCCACACACCGACGGTGCGCGGATACCAGCGGTTCCAGGACGCCATGGTCGTCTTTTCGAGATCCTTGTAGAGCCGGCGCACCACCGTGAACTTGGCGCGGCGCCGCCCGTCCGGGCCGGGGCGCTGGTAGAGGGCGCGCACGACGCCGCGCTGCAAGCCGACGGTCGTCTTGCCGCTGCCGACCGGGCCCATCATGACGGCGAGGGGCGCGTCGGTTTCGTAGAAGGCGGCGGCCACAGGGCCAGGTGGGGACCAGGCGGTCATGCGTCCTCGCCCAGGCTCATCACGTGGCGCAGCGGCACCATCACCGTGCGCTGCTTGATTCCCCGGAAGCTCACCGGCCGGCCGGGCTGCGCGTTTGGGGCGCGCGCCAGCGTCTGCCGCCACACGCCCGCGGCGCCGCTGCGCGCCGCCCAGTGCGTTCCGAAGAACAGGCGGTTGAGGTTGGCGTGCGCGTTGGCCACGGCCAGGAACCCGTCCCAATCCGCATCGTGCGGCTGCGTCTCCGGCTGGACCATCACGCGCAGTCCGTGGCTGCTGAGCATGTCCTGCGCGCGGGCGCGGTCTTCCGACAGCGGGCGCTGCGGCGTGGCGGCCTGGTCAAGGGCGCCGGGCCGCATCACCGGCCGGTTGGCGGCAATGGCAATGAGGGTGCCGATGGTCAGTTTTTCGCCGCCGCTCCATGCCTCGGCCATGCTGGACGTGATGTGCTGCAAGCAGCGCGCCCAGTCCGGCATTTCCTCGGCGCGCTCCATCCGCATGTGGTCGCTGAGCTGCGAGGCCATTTCGTCCAGCGTGTCGCTGTCCGGCTCATCGTCGTGCAGCGCGATGTCGGCCGCGGCGAGCAGGATGCCGAACTGATCCGCCCCGCGCGCGTCGTAGCCCGTCTTGAGCAGCTGCGCGCGCCATTGGTCGAGACGCTCGGGCCAAGACTTCCAGATGTCGGCCATGCGGCGCAGCAGCCGCTGGCCGAGGATGTGCAGCTCGTCCGGCCGCAGCAGCGGCGGCTTGCCCCCGCCGAGCGGGCGCAGGTTGAGCATGGCGATGCGGCTCAAGTCCTGCGAGCGCAGCGGCGGCACCAGGATCGAGCTGTAGAGCACCGCGAAGCGCGCCACGAAGTCCTGTCCTTGGTGGTCTGCGCCGCCGCGCAGGATGGTCCCGCCGCTGGCCGCCTGGCGCGCGAGGGCGATGAGCTTGTTGACGCGCTGGTTGTCCTCCTCGGCTTCCAGCTCGTCGAAGCACACGGGGATGCTGTCGTAGCCGACGCGCTGGCGGATGCCGGCCTCGGTCACGTCCGAGCCGAAATAGCCGCCTTGGCCGTCCACCAGCAGGTGGCGCAGCAGGTCGTGCAGCGTGGATTTGCCCGTGCCGCGGTCGCCCGTCACCCACACGGCCGGGCGCCAGTGCAGCGCGCCGCCGATCATGGCCGCGCACAACCAGCCGAGCAGCAGGATGGGGTCGAGCGCGGGGCGCTCCCACTGCCAGGTGCGCAGGAAGGTCAGCACCTGCTGCGCGGGGCCTTCCGTGCCGCCGGGCTGCGCGTCCGGGTGCGGGCCGGGGCGCTCGGCCGAGACGGGATAGACGAACTCGCCGCGCTGGCCGCAGCGCTCCACGCGCCCGTTGATCCACAACCGGCGGCCAAGATGCAGCACCAGGTCGCCGTCCTGGCCTTTCCAGGCGCCGCGGCCCCGCACGCGGGCATAGGGGCTCCACACGCCGCAGGAGGCGGCGGCGCGCATGAGGTCATCGGCGATGGCCTCGGGCCGGATGCCCTTCTTGTTCCCGTCCTTGTCGAAGCGGCACCACGGGTCCTGCGCTTCCAGGTAGGCGCGCAGCGGGCTGAACAAGTGCACGATGTTGTTGCGGCTGTGGTCCCGCGCCTTCAGGAAGCGGAGCTGGCCGAGCGCGTCGAGATACCAGCAGCCATCGTGCTCGGCGCCGAGGGGGATGACGGGGCAGTCGGCGGGCAGCACGCCGGCCGCGCCGCCGTCCACCTCGCGCGCGCCGCGCAGGTGGTTGCGCACGACTTCGAGCTTGCGACGGTCGGGCCGCGCGGTCATGGGTGCGCCTTTGGCGGCGGCTCGATCCCGGCCAGCTCGGCGATCTGCTTGCCGCGCGCGGTCAGCCACCAGAAGCTGCTGTCGGGCGTGTTGCCGCAGCCGCGATGATCGGGCGTGCCGCAGCCATTGACCAAGCCCGCCCAATAGAGGGCGTCCATCTTGGCGGTGCTGGCGCGCAAGTCGCGGCGCGAGAGCATGGCCGGGACGCCCAGGACGGTGCTGGCGGCGCGCAGCAGGCCGAGGATTTGCCGCTCGCGGCGGGTGAGCGTGGCGGAGACCTCCTGCGCGCGGGTGGCGAGGTAGGGCTCCGCGCGCTCCTCCATCCCGGAATGCAGCGGGAAGCGGACGGGGCGCGGCGTCATGCCTGCCCCGCCACGTCGCCGTGCAGCGTGGTGTTGAGCGCGTGGTCTTGCTCGCTGGGCAGCCGCGCCTCGACCGTCAGCACCAGGAAGGGTTCGCCGCCTGGCGCGCGCAGCATGGCCTGCGCTTCCACACTGACGGGCACGCCCTCGGCGTGCTCCTGCGTCTGCTCATTGACATTTGCCACCACCTGGGCGGCGAGCATGGCGAAGGCCTCGGCGATGACTTCGAGGGGCGCGTCGCCCCGCGGCTTGCGGGCGGTCTCCTGGCTTATGATCTTTTTCACGTCGCCCATGACATTCTCCCTGTCTGCTCTTCGTCGGCGCCCAAGGCGCGCCACCAGTCGTTGAAGTCCTTGAAGCCCTCCGGCGGCTGGGTGACGCGCACGCGGCGGCCCTCCTCCCGCCAGCGGTAGAGCGCGGCCTCGCGCGCGGCCTCGGCCTGGGGGTTCTCGCCGTCGCGGTCGCGCACCAGCACGATGTCCTGGCAGGCGGGCGGCAGCGCGATGGCGGCGAAGTTGCCGACGCTGACGGCCGCCAGCACGCGCCACTCGGGCTCGATGAGCGCGAGCGTCAGGCCGTCCTCGATGCCCTCGCACACCGCCAGCGTCTCGCCGATCGGCGCCTCGCGCAGCGGCTTGCCCGAGAAACCGCGCCAGAGGCGGATGCTGCCGCCCGCCATCCGGCCGAGCACCATCTTGGGCTTGGCCATGCCGGTGTGCTTGCGCCAGCCGCCGGCGCCGTCCGGCTCGAGGAAGGTGCGATGCGTGGCCACGTGCTCGCCCTGGGCGTCGGTGATGGCGGCCAGCATGGCCGGCACGCGGGCCAGGTGGCCGGGGCGGCTGAGCGGGCCGCACGGGGTTTCTGGGTGGAAGCGCAGGCAGCCGGGCTGGCGGCCGAGCTCGGCGAGGCGGATGCCGCGCGCGGCGAGGTAGGCTTCGGCCGGCGTGCCGAGGATCCCCGGCTTGGCTTCCAGGAAGAGGCGCAGCGCCGAGAGGCGGCGGCCCTCTTCGTTGCGCTCGACGGTGGGCGCGCGGCGCTCCACGCGGCTCGCGCCGCGCGTCGGCAGGCTGTGCGCGTCCACCTTGTCCACGCCCAGCCATGCGCGGGCCCAGCGCAGCGCCTCGCGCTTGTCGCCCGCGAAGAGACAGTGGGCCACCAGGTCGAGCGCGTCGCCCTTCTGGTGCGGGGCCGAGAAGTCGCACCAGGCGCCTTGCTTGGGGCCGGTCAGGCGCACGGCCATGGAGCGGCCGGCCTCGCCCTGCACGCTGCCGACGCGCCACTCCGCGCCGTCGCGCACGCCGGCGGGCAGCAGCTCGCGCACCAGCGCCTCCACCTGGCCGTTGAGCATCCGGGCGATCTCGCCGATGTCCATGGGCCGGCTCATGCGGCGTCTTTCTGGCGCCGCGCCGGGTGCGGCGGGCACGATGGCGGCTGGCCGACGCGCGGGTGCGGCGGGCACGATGGCGGCTGGCCGACGCGCGGGTGCGGCCCGCGGCGCAGCGCTTGCTGGCGCAGCACCTCCGGGTCCAGGCCCGCCAGCAGGCACCAGTCGCGGCGCGAGGCGGCCCATGGCCCGTGCGGCGCGGTGATGAGCCATTGCCAGGCCTCGCGGTGGTCCTGGTCGGAGCGCCAGCGCGACTCGATGGGGCGCTCGCCCGGGGGCGCCGCGCAGCCCTCTTGCAGGCTGAGGCGCACCATGGCGGCCACGAGCTCGGCGCAGGCGAGGGCCAGCGGGTCGCTCATGCCGCGGCCTCGGTCCGCTCGCGCGTGTAGGCGAGGGCGGCGTGCTTGGCGCAGTAGGGCTTGCCGGGGAGCACTTCCGGCGAATCGCAGAACCGGAAGCCCGGCGTGCGCGGCTCGCCGATCGGCCACTGGCAGCACTTGGCGCGGCTGAGGACCACGGGCCGCGGCGCTTGGGCCGTCCGCGGCGGTGCTGGCGAGGGCGGCGCGCTGGCGCGCTGGCTGCGGTTGGCGGCCTCCGCACGCTCGGCCGCGCCCTTGATGGACGGCGGCGCCGCGGGCTCGAGCCGCCAGCTTCCGTCACCCGCGACGATGCGCCGGGTGTTGAAGCAGCTCTGCACCCGGATGGCGCCGAGCGCGCGAGCCGCGGCCATGATTTCCGCCACTTGGCTGATACCGCAGCCCAGCCGGGTGGCGAGCAGCGCGTTGGAGGGCGCGGTCTGGCCCGCCTCCGCATCGGCGCACAGCAGCGCCACCAGCTCGGGCACGCGCAGCGCCACGGCGGGCGACACGCGCGCGCGCTTGCCGGGCGGCGGCGCGTCGCTGGCCGGATCGAGGTTTCGCGGGCCGTGGCGGCGGCTGCCCATCCCCGCCACCGCGTTTTTGCTGGTGCGGAGCAGCCGGGCGATGTCGCACATGCTCCACGCCGGGTCGCGCCACAGGCGATCCAGCTCCGCGAGCTTGTCGTCGGTCCAGCGGAAGGTCATCCCTGCCCCTCCTCGCCCGGAACCCGAGGCCCCGCGCCCGACGCGTCGAGGCGGATGGAATCGGCCGGCCCTCCCGAATGGGCCTGGTCTCCGCGCGAACAGGCACAGGAAACGCGCGCGGGCGCGCCGGGGGTCCCGGGGGGAAAGGGGGTGGCGGGGGTCGCGCGGGCGGGCCCGCCGCCGCCGGCCAGCGTCAGGCGCGCCTGACCTGCGATCACGTGCCCATCAGGGCGCAAGCCACTGTTCGGCCACGCGAAACGCCGCGCCTTCCAAGGCCGCATCTTCCAAGTCATGCCTTGTCCTCCCCGCTATCACCCTGATCCGACACGATTTCCGGCAGATCGCTCGCCGCGATGCCGATGCCCGCCGCAATGGCCGGCGTGACCGCGATCTGGATGGCGGCCACCGGCGCGCCGTCGAGCTGCAGGGCCGTCGGCGCCTTGCTGTGCAGGAAGGGCGCCAGCTCCTGCGCGGCGCGCAGCTGCAGCTGGAAGGCCTCAAGGGGCGTGCAGCCGAGCTCTCGCACCAGGCTGGCCAGGTCACGGCTGTAGGTCTCGGCCAGCACCACCAGCGGCGAGCGGTAGCGGCCGAGCAGGAACGCCTGCCAGTCAGCAAAGCGCCGGCCCACCGCGCCTTTCGGCCGGCCGCCCTTGGCCTCCATCGGCTCCTGCTCGGCCACTGGCCCAAGTGGCAGGCCGGCCTCGCGCCCGGCCGCGCGCAGCTCCGCAACGGGTAGCGCAAGCTGCTCGGCACGCGGCAGCAGCTCGGCCGTGGCCTCGCGCGCCATGGCCGCCTGAGCGCGCCGCTTCGCCTGGCGCTGCGCCGGCGGGACGGCCGTCATGCCAGCACCGCCGCGTGACGGGAAAATACCCCGGAACACCCGGCGTTACCGCCAAGCGACTGGAACCGCGCGCTTTCTGCTCGTTGGGAACGCCGAACGAACGGTGCCCGTTCCGGCCAAACGACTGGTATCAATACCCTTTTTAGGTCGCGGAACGCTTTCTCCCCTCCCGCGCGCGCGTGAAGGCGAAAGCGCGCATGCTCTACACACGCGCGCGCGGAGCGTTCCGTGCGTTCCGGACGCTTTTTCCTCTGTGATATCAGGCAAGTGGCGGTAACAATGAAGTGTTCGGATGATGTTCCGGCGTGTTCCGCCTGATCATCCACGCTTCCCGCGCCCAAGGGCCAGGCGCCGCACCCGCCGCGGCCAAGGCGGCGCGAGTGGTTGTTTTCCTCCCATGGGCCGGGGCAGCAGGGCAAGCGAAATCGCGGAGCGAGGGCTGGGGCCAACATCGTCAGGCGCCGCCCGTCACGAAGATGCCGAGGGTCTCTCCCTCGCCCAGATGCAGTTCGATCCTCATGCAGCCACCTGGCGCGCCGGCTCGGGCAACCAGTCATTGGGCGTTACGCGCCCATCGGTCGCCTCGTGGATTTTCAGCATCATGGGTGGCGAGGGCCAGGCGCCCGCGCACCAGCGTGAGACATTCCAATGCTTGGTGCCGATGCGCTCGGCAAAGCCGGACATCGTTTGGTTCGTCTCCGCAAGGTATTCGCGCAGTTTCATGGGCGCTAAATGCACACCCACCTTCCTTGCGTGTCAAGCACATATTAACCAATCTTGATTAGCCTGCCGTGCCGTGGCGATGAGCTTGAGGCGCCGCCAGACTTGGCCAATATGGCTCGGAGGCAAGGATGCTCACCAAACACCTGAAGGCTTGGCGAAAATCAGCCGGCCACACCTTGGAAACCGCGGCCGAGGCGCTGGGCGTCGCTCACACCACGGTCGGCAAATGGGAGAACGGCGTGACGCAGATGCCTCTCGACCGGCTGGATGACTTGGCCAGGCTCTACCGCGCGCAACATCCATGGGAGCTGCTCTTTCCGCCCGATGACCGCGAGCACGCACCCAAGCTGGCCGACGCGCACGCCATCCTGCGCGCCCTACCTCCCGATCAGGCGGCGGCTTGGCTCCTGATCGGCCGGACCATGGCGGGGCTGCCGAGCGCGCCGCCGCCTGACACTTCGAAGCAAGACTGATTACGCATCGTTTGCATGTAACGCAAACCGCGCTTGCAAGTTTTGAGCGTGTGATGCACATTCCCGGCGCGCTGGAAGGAGGGCGCGCCGATGACCACGAAGACACGCAAGCCCAAGGGCGGGGTGACCACCTTGCCGCCGCTGACCATCGAAGGCGCGGTCGAAGCCGTGAAGTTGCTGGAACGCCTCGGCGAGCTGGGCTACGCGCCCCGCGAGGCCGTGTGGAAGGCCGACGAGGCGCCGGCATGACCGCGACCGACGACGCGGCCATTCAGGCCGCCATTGCCGACAAGGTGGGCGAGGCCGTGGCCCTGCTGGCCACTCAGGCGGTCCTGTTGCGCATGGTCGAACGTGCCTGCACCAATGGGGGCGGCAACTTGCCTGAGGCCTTGCGCACCGCCCTGCGCGGGGCCGAGCGCGACGCATCTGAGATGGTGCAGCAGCTCGGGGAGGTGCGCGGGATGCCGCGCAAGCTCGCATGATGCGCGAGATGGTGGCGCTGGGTCTCGGCCTGGCTCTGGTCTGCTGCGTCACCACCGCAGCCTGCGCGGCCTATCTCGGCGCGGGGCCGGACGCCGGGACGCGGCGGCGCATTGGCTCGGCCGTCATGACCAGCGGCGCGATTTTGGGCGCCGGCGCCGTGACGGCCGTCATGGTGGGGCTCGTGCGATGAGCGCGACGGCCGAGGTGGTGGCGCAGCTGCGCGAGATTGCCCGCGTGGCCGTGCACAGGCGTGACGCGCGGCGCCGGCGGGCGATCAACAGCTGGCTGGCGGTGCGGGACAAGCTCGTGGCCGCTGCCCGCGCGCTGGGCCGGGATCAGCCGCTCGGGCTGGTGTGCGAGCGCTTGGCCAAGGCGGCCAGCCTGCGCGCGCTGGCCTGGGCGGCGGTGATGGACGGCAAGGCCCTCGCGGCGCGTCATCATCGGCGCCACGCGGCGGCGGCGGCGCACCAGGCGGCGCGGCTGGCGCGGGATTGGGTGGCGGGGCAAGGGCGATGACGGCCCGCTTGATCGCCGCGCGCGAGGTGGCGGCCATGCTCGGCCGCTCCAAGGCTTGGTTCGAGCGCCACCGCGCGCGGCTCGAGGCCGAGCACGGCTTTCCGCCGGCGGTGGCGGCCGTGGGCGCGCGCTGGGATGTGCGCGCGGTCGCCGCCTGGGTGGACGCGCAGACCGCGCCTCAGGCGGCGGCGCAGGCCATTGAGATCGCCGGCGAGGCGGCGCTGCTCGAACGCGCCGCGGCGATGGCGGCTAGCCGCCCCATGTGTGGCGAAAGTCGGTGGGCCGTGTCGGCGCCGGCCGCTGCGGCGGCGGCGCGGGGATGACGAAGAACAGCGCCTCAAGGTGCGGGCGGCAGATGATGGCCGTGGCTGGGTCGGCCGGCAGTGGCCGCCCGTATCTGGCCCACGCATCGCGCTCGGCAAGCCATCGCAGGCAGGCCATGGCCGGCGCCTCGGTGCGCATCAAGGTCCAGATGTCGGGCTGGGCCAGGGCCGGCGCCGGCAAGGCAAGGATCCCTGCGAGTAGCGCGTGCCGCGCGATGATCGTTGACATGGGCTGAGGTTCCCCTTCAATCCGCCACAGCACTTCACCGCCCCCGGAGGTCGTGCGCCATGAAAATCCGTCACCTTGTTGAGAAGAAAGGCGCCCGCGGGTCGCTGCATTACTGGCAGCCCTCGGCCGAGCTGCGCGCCGAAGGCTGGAACCCGCTCCGCCTGCCCGATGATCCGGCGCAGGCCGCCGCCCGGGCCGAGGCGCTGAACCGTCAGGTGGACGCTTGGCGCCGGGGCGAGGAAGCGGCCGAGGCGCCGGCGCCGCGCCGGGCGCGGGCCAAGGGGCCGGCGGCCGGCACGGTTTCGGCCCTGATCGCCGAGTATCGGGAAAGCCGCTGGTGGGCCGAGAAGGCGCCTGCCACGCGCCAGCAATATGGCTGGGCGCTGGGCCTGATCGAGGCCTGGGCGGGCGATGTGCCCACGCGAGCCATCACGCCGCGCGCGGTCCAAGCCTTCTACGAAGCCCATCTGGAGCGACGCGAGGGGCGTGGCCGCGCGGCGCGGCTGGTGCGCACGCCGGCCCGTGCGGCGGCGCTGATTCGCGTGCTGCGCCTGCTGCTGCAGGTCGGCCAGCGTCTGGGCTACCAGCTGCACGAAGGCCGCAATCCGGCGCTGCGGCCGGGCGTGAGCGTCGAGCGCCAGCGCGAGCCGCGGCTGTGGCCCCGCGAGGCGGTGAAGCACATGGTGGCCGTGGCTGATCGGCTGGGCTGGCGCAGCGTGGGCACGGCCATCGTCCTGAACGATTGGCTGGGCCAGCGCTTGGGCGATTTGCTGGCGCTGCCGCCCTGGGGGGGCGGGCCGCTGGTCATCCAGCAGTCGAAAACGCGCCGGTTGGTGTCGCTGCCCGTGCACCAGGTGCCGCACTTGGTCGCGCGGCTGAAGGAGGATGAGGCCCGCCAGGTGGTGGTGCCCCTGCGTCGGGGCGAGGGCGAGGAGAAGCCGGTGCTGCTGCGCCATGACCGCACCGGCCGCGCCTGGACGCGGCACACCTTCGCCCACGTGTTCGCCGAAATCCGCGCGGCGGCGGCGGCTGGCCTGCCGGCCGATGAGGCGCGCGGTTTGCCGGCGCTGCCCGGTATGCCGGCGTGTGATGGGCTGATTTTCATGGAGTTGCGTCATACGGCCGTGACGCGCCAGGCCGAAGCAGGGTCGGACCCGCTGGCGATTGCTGCGATCACCGGCCACTCTGAGGGCAGCGTCCGTGCAATCCTCGAGCGTCACTACCTGATCCGCACGGCTGGGCTGGCCGAGGCCACCTTTGCCCGGCGGCTGAAGGCCGAGGGAGAGGCGCCATGATGCGGCCGGTCGGCGCGCTGCGGCTGCGCGACAGCCGCATGTGGCACGTCGCTGACGCAGGATTCCGGCCGCTGCGCGAAAGCACGGGCGTGCTCGTGGCCTATGTGGACAGCGAGGTGGGGCAGGCCCTGGCCGAGGCTGAGGCGGCCACCATCAACGCACTGCAGCGTCGGTTTTGGGAGGCAAGCATCCCACCGAAGGCGCGGAATCTGTGACCTTGGAAGATCGACTTGGAAGTGTCTTGGAAGGCCCAGCGCCGCACACATGACTTTGACTTGGAAGTGACTGGAATGACGTGGTGAGCCGGGCGGGACTCGAACCCGCGACCACATGATTAAAAGGCCTGCCGGATTCGTTGCTTTTCAACGGGCGTTCCAAGTGACCGCGCCTGTGGCGTGCGCAGTCGGGCGCTACAGTCTCGGCTTAATCACGCGCACGAAAACATCCCCGGCAGCCAGATCCACGGCCGCTCCGGTGGGGTTCCAGATGCGCACGTTGACCGCATCGCTTTGCGCCTGCGCGAAGAAGGGCAGCACGGTCGCCAGCCCGAAGGAGGCCTGCGCAAAATCGCCCGGCCGAGCGTCGGTCAGCGTCACGTTGAAGTTGTGCGTGGCGCCTGCCGCGATGCTGGGCGGGTCGGTTGCAGCGGCCAGCGCGCTCAGCTCGCGCGTGCCCCAGCGGCGCCCGCCGCCATACAGCACCTGCGGGTGATGGAGCGCGGGCGCATAGAGGCGCAGCGCACGCAGCACCCCGGCGGGCTGCGAGCTGCCCACGCCGATGATGGCGAGGGCCGCCGAGCTGGCGAGGGTCACGCGCTGCAGGCGGGTGTAGGTGGAATCCTCGGAATCGGCCGTGCTCTGCCACCACTGCGCCGTTGCGTTCCAGGCGAGTGACTGGTTGGACAGCAGCGCCACGGCGCCGGAGCCGAGCACGTTTTCGCTGGCGTCGAACTGCAGGATGGTGGGGCGCATGTTGGTGCCATCGAAACCGATGAGGAACTCCTTGCAGAGGTGGCAGCGCACCACGAAGCCGACGGCGCGCGAGGTCGGCAGCTCGATGTGATTGGCGGCCAGGGTGATGAGGTTGAGGCCCGGGAAGGCCAGCCCGTTGAGGGTCGTTGGCGGGCCGACCGGGTTGGCCGACAGCACGGCCAGGCGCTCGAAGCCTACCTCGCTGGCGGTCCAGCGGAAGGCATTTGCGCGCAGGCTGTCCACGCTGGCGATGAGCTTGGTTGTGTTCTGGGCGGCGGCCGCCTGGTGCAGCGGCACGATGGTGCCGCCGGCGCGGGTCGCACCGGGGTAGTCCATGCGCAGCAGATAGGCGTCGCCCTCGGGGCCGGTGTAGGGGCCGTTGCTCGCGAATGCTACCTCATAGACGTGATCGGCCGCGGCGGCCGTGTGCCGCGCCACGATGTCGCTGTTGGCCTCCATGCGGATGCCGTAGGCCAGCACGCTGCGGCTGTTGACCTCCACCAGGTAAGGGATGGCGTCCACCGTGAAGCCCTGGTTTTGCAGCTCGAACGCGGGCCCAAAGAAGAAGTGCCCGTTGTGCAGGTTGTAGCCGCCCGGCGCGCGCGAAAACCGCACACCGAACCGCGACAGCAACGGCCAGGTGGCCGCGGAATTGGCGAAGTGCCCGCCGATGTAGCGAACGCTGTTGTTCCATGCCGTGCTGAGGTTGGTTCGCACGTCGAGGTGGTATCGGTTGTCCACCAGCCGGCCGAGGATGAGGGTGGAATCCTCGAAGCCGCGGCCGTCGCCGAAGGTCTGCACGCCGATGGTGAATCGCTCGGCCTGCAGCACCTCGATGAGGCAGCTGTCCATGTTGCGCAGCCGGATGCCGACATCTTGCTCGTCCAACCAGGTGGCGAGCGTCGCGCGCTCAACGCGCAGGCCGAGATAGCGGCGGCATCGGTTGGCGGCTGTGCCGCCATCCCCTACCACCAGCGCCGCGCGGCCGGCGGGGCCGTTGTAGCTGATGAGGCCCTGCTGCCACACCACGGGGATGGCGCCGGGGAAGGTCACGGTGTCGGTGATGCGGTAGGTTCCGCGCGGGATCAGCAGCACGGCGCCCTGGGCGGCCGCCTCGTTGGCGGCGCGCTGCAGGGCCAGCGTGTCGTCGGCCGAGCCGTCGCCCACGGCGCCGAACTGCCGCGGGTTTACGCTGAGCAGGCGCAGCTCGTCCTGCACGGCGCGCACCACGGAGCCGGTGCCGGTCTGCTGGAAGCTGCCGCCGCCGATGGTGGTGCGCGGCACCAGCTCGACGGCGCCGGAGGCGTCGAAGCCGAGCACGCTGTTGGCGCGGCTGAGGGCCGTGGCCAGCTCGGCCGCCGTGGTCGGGTCGGAGGGGGGCAGGCGCAGCGCCTGCGCGAGCTGTCCCTGCAACTGCTGCAGCGCGACGAACAGGCGATTGAACTCCTCGTCGAGCGCGGCCGCGGGCAGGTCTCCGCCGTCGGCGAAGTCCGTGGCGCGCGCAACGGGCTGCGCCGAGCGGATGACGATGAGGTCGCCGAGCAGCGCCGGCACGGCCAGGGTGATGGTGCCGCCGGCCTGCGTGCCGGCGCCCGCGACGGTGTAATCCCCCCCATTCACCAGCGGGGTTTCGACACCTGCGCGGAAGCGCCGCACGTCCAGGTCGGACGGCTCATAGACCGGGAAGTCGAAGCTGAAGACAGTCTGGCCGGACGAGGCGGTGAAGCGCTCGATGCGGTCGTTGACGGGAATCACGTCGATCGTCATGGCCGGTTTCGTCCGTCAGTCGAGGGTGGCGGGAATGAGGCGTTCCTGGCCGAAGTCCTCGCGGCGTTTGCGTTCCTGCCGCGCGAGGAAGCCGGGCGAGAGGGATTCGCGCAGGCCGTTGAGGATGAGGAAGTCGAGGGTGGGGCGCGCATACCAGAGGGAGAGGAAGGGCGTGTTGGCCAGCGCGAGGTTGAGAGCCTGCGCCGGCTTGGCCTCCGCGTCGCGGGTCTGCGCGGCGAGGTTGATGACCTGGCCGAGCGTGGCGGGCAGCGGCCCGGCGGCGGTTTCCAGCGCGCTGTTGCCGAAGCGGTTGGCCTGCGCGAACAGGAAGTCCCCGTAGATCCCCGCGCCGCCCGATTGCAGCAGGGCGGCCATGATGGTGTCGAGCTTGGTCGGGTCGCGCGGGCCCCATCCGCGGGTTACGTCCTTCAAGGTGAGGGACAGGTAGCCGAACACCACCAGGCCGCCGATCAGCGCGGCCAGGTTGCGGCCTTGCAGCAGGCGCTCCTCGGGCGTGTAGCCGAGCAGGGCGCGGCCGAGCACGCGCTGCGTGAAGGCGACGGGGTAGCCCTTAAACTGCATGAGGCTGCGCATGAGCTCGCCGAGGCCGGTGCCGGGGCGCGTGCCCTGCAGGCTGATGCGCCGCGCGGCGGCGTCCGTCTCGATGAAGCCGAAGCCCACCTCGTCGGCATAGAACCGGCGCAGCTTGATCTCGAGACTGAGGCGCCGCTCGTCGAGCACGCGCGCCACGCGGCGGTCCCAGTCCTGCCGCTCGCCTTCGGTCAGCGCTGCGCGCGCGCGGGCGCGCTCGGCCATTTCGTCGGCGAAGCTGCGCAGCGCGTGCTCCTGGCGGTTCCACCAGCTGAGCAGCCCGCGCAGCCGGTCCTGCTCGGCGGCGCGGGCGGCGCGGTTCACGTCGCCGATCGCGCGGCGCAGCGCGTCCAGGCGCTGGCGCAGCTCGCCTTCGGCGCGGGCGGCCAGCGTGGCCGGGTCGGCCTCATCAAGGTAGCGCTCGCGGCGCGGCGCGAAGGGGCGCGGGCCGGCCTGGCCGGTGGCCGGAGCCTCGGCCGAGAGGGCAGCGTTGGTGCTGCCTGGCATGGCCTCGTCGGGCACGGCGCCCTGCCAGGCGCGGCCTTCGGCCAGCGCCTCGTGGAACTCGGCCAGCTCGTCGAGGCGAAGCTCGATGCCGGCCATGCGGTCGCGCAGGGCCTGCACGCGGCGATCGGCGGCGTCCCCTGCCGCGGCGTTGATGCGCTGCAGCTGCGCGACGGCGCGCTGGAACATGGCCTGGAAGCGGTCGGTGCGGCCGCGCACCCATTCCGCCTCGCGAAGGGTTGCCGCCTCGCGCCGCGCCACGCGCTCGGCCAGCCCGGCGTCGAGCGCTTCCAGCTCCCTGACGGCGAGCCGGGCGATCTGCGCGGCCGGGATGTTGCGCACGCGGTCTGGCGTGACGTAGCGGTTGCCGTCCTGCCCCTGCCAGGCGGTGCCGCGGATCAGCTCCCATTCCTCGGCCGTGATGCCCTGCTGGCGCATCACGGTGCGATAGCGCAGCGGCAACGCGTCGAAGGGCAGCTCGGCGTTTCGCCCCATCCACGAGCTGAGCATGCGCGCCGTGCCGGCCTTCATGACGTCGCTGAACCACGTCATGCCCTGCCAGCGGAACAGGGCCGTGGTCAGGCGCGTGGGGAGCCCCACGCGCGCGTCCTCGGAGAGTCCGGCGGCCATGATCTGGTTGCGCGCACCGTCGATGCCGGCGTTGAGCAGGGCGGCGATTTCGCGTTGCTCGCCCCGGCCGCGGCCGCGCATGAGCTGCGTGATGTTGTCGGCCCATGCGGCGCCGATCGGCTGGCCCTGGGCGGTCAGCGCGGCGGTGCGCAGCACCAGGTCGGGCAGGCTGGACAGCACGGCGCCGCCCATTTTGCTCAGCGTCTGCCAGGCGCGGAACCAGGTGCCGATCTGCGCCCATGTCTCGCTTTGCGGCGTGGCCGTGAGCCCCGAGACTTCGGCCCAGCTGGATTGCAGCCGCCCCGCGCCGCCGGGGGCGAGCGCGTTGGCCAGCCGCTGGCGCTCGGCGGGGCTCAGGGCGGGGTCGAGGGCGGCTTCGTTGCGCAGGGTCCCGATGAGGCGGTTGAGGTTGGCCTCGGGGTTGGGGCCGAGCATCTGCAGCTGCGCGGCGGCCTTGGCGGCGGATTGCAGGTGGCCGAGCATGGCGTCGTGGATGGTGCCGCGCCCGAACCTTTCGTTGTAGCTGAGCCATCCGTCGGCGTCGGCGAAGTGCAGCGTGCGGCTGCGCGCGAGGCTGTTGGCGAGGTTGGCGGGGCCGAGGCGCGCGGGCGGGTCGGCGTCGAGCGCGCGGCGGTCCACCCCGGTGATGATGGCGCGGTGAATGTCGCGCAGCACGGCGTCGATGTCGTCGGGCGTGGCGTCGTCGCCGAAGGTCCGCGCGCGATCGAGGCGGGGCAGGATGAAGTCGCGCCACTCCTCGAAGCTGGCCTTGACCACGCGGTCGGCGGCGTGGGCCTGCGGGCTCCACCCGTCGAGGCGGCCGATGACGCTGCCGAGGCGGTTGAGGTCGGTGCGCGCGGTCTCGGCGATTTCGGCATAGGTTTCGGCCAGCGCCTGCGCCTGGTGGTTGCCGGTGCGGCCGGGTTGGCCGCCCGCGCGCCGCTCGCGCATCTCGCGCACCACATCGGCGGCGAAGGCGCGATCGCCCGACTGCACCAGGCGCGAGACTTCCGGGTCGCGCACCATGAGCAGGTTCCATTTCTCCATGTAGCGCGCGAGGTAGGCCTGGGCGGTCGGGGCGATGCCGTCGCGCACCCGGTCGCCGTCCCGCACGATGCCCTCCAGGAAGGCGAGCACGGCTTTGTCGCGGCTGATGCCGGAGCGCACGGCGGCCGAGACGTGCTCATAGGCCTGGTTGAAGCGCAGCGCGGAGAGGGCGGCCTGCTTCTGGGCGATGGCGGCGGCGAGCTGCGCGCGGTCGGCGTCCTCCGCCATGGCGGCGCGCACGCGCGCGTCGAGGTTGTCCACCTGGCCGGCGGCCTCGAAGGCCTTGCGCTTGGCCTCGGCCCGGCGGATCAGCGCGGTGGCCTCGGCGTCGGTCAGGCGCCCGCCGCTGGCGTCCCGGACGGCGGCGATGCAGGCGGGAGTGACACCCATTGTCAGCCTTCCTTGTGGATGCGGGCGAGGAGCTGGGCGGCGCCGGCCAGCAGCGTCCAATAATGCCCGTCCGATTGCCCGCCGAAGGTGGTGATGGTGGCGCCGCGGTCGTCCACGATCACCACCCCGATGGCCACGACATGGCCCCCGGCGATGCGCCGCACGGTGCGCTTGATGGCCTGCGCCAGCTCGGGCGAGGGCTCGGTCATGGTGGTTATCCTCGGATGGCGCAGGCGGCGGCCTCGGCCCATGCGGCCGGCGCCTGGTCGAGCTTGGCGGCCAGCGCGTTCACCTCGGCGATGGCCTGCGCGAGGTCCTGGGGCAGGCCGGGCAGCGTGGCGGCGCGGGCGATGGAATCGGGGTCGAGGTCGAAGCCCGCCTGGGCCGCGGCGCGCGCCGCGGGGCTGGCGTCTGCGTTGACAACCGGCGGCGGCGGGGGGTCGGTCGGCTCGGGCGGCGGCGGCGTGTAGGGGTCGGCGGTCAGGGCGCGCAGCTCGGGCGCGTCCTCGAAGCCGGCGGCGCGCAGAGCGGCGGCCATGGTGTCGCCAAGCCCCGGCGGGGGCGTGCCGAACATGTCAGGCTCGCTTGGCGCGTCGGTGGCGGCGCGCGCGTAGGCCGCGAAGCGCTCGGCCAGCGTGTCGCGGCCCACCCCGCCCAGCGTCGGGCTGCGCGGCTGCGTCAGCAGCAGCCGCAACCAGGCGCGCTGCACGGGATCGGGCGCGTCTAGGAAGCTGCCCTGGTCGAGCAGCGGGCGCAGCGGCTTGCCGTTGTCCAGCGCGTCCTGCACGCGCTGCACGGCGCGCACCAGGGCGGGCAGCGCGTCCAGCTCGGCCCGCACCTGGCCGGCCTCGATGCGCGCGCGCAGCCGCGCCAGCTCGGGCGCTGCGTCCATCAAGGCGCGCGCCAGCGGGCCGGCATCCTCTCCCGCATCCGCCAGCCGCGCCACCAGCGCGGCGTCACCATAGGCGCGCGCCGCCAGCGCGCGCCGCACCCGCGCCAGCCCATCGGCCGTCAGCGCCCCTTGGGTGGAGAGGGCGCGCTGCTCGCGTCCGGGCAGGGCGGCGATGAAGGCGCGCAGGAAGTCGGCGTTGCCGGCGGCAGTGAGGTCGGGCGAGGCAAGGCGGGCCAGCACGTCCGGCGAGAGGCGGGTGGCGTCAACGCGGGCCTGCTCTGCGGGCGTGAGGGCGTCCACCACATCGCTGTTGCTCTCCTCGACAAAGCGGCGGCGGCCGGCCGCATCCAGCTCGGTGGTGCGGCGGCGGATCAGCACGGGCTCGCGCATGCGGGCGGCGTCGGCGAAGCCCTGGCGCACCAGCATGGCGCGATAGGCCTGCGCGGTGGGCAGGCCCTCGGCGTAGGCGAGGCGGATGGCGAGGATGCGGCCGTTGCCGCTTTCCACGAGGCCGTCCGGTCCGACGATGGGCGCGCCGGTGGTGGTGAGCGGCGAGGCCTCCACCTCCTCGGGGCGCAGCCGTGCGGCGATGTTGCGCACCTGCTGCTGGCGCTCCTCGCTGCTGCGGTCGCGCGGCTGGAGCTCCTGCGCGAAGGCCGGGTTTTCCCGGAAGCCGTCGAGGCTGTGCGACGCCACCAGGCTGTCGGCCTCCACCACCTGATAGGTGAAGCCCACCTCCATCCCGCCCGGCGTGGTGGCCCGGCCGGCCGCGCCGGGTGCGGCCGTGCCGGTGAGCTGCGGCGCGCGGGCCGCGACGCGGCCGGCGAGCGTGCCGTCATCCTCGGGCGTGACCATGGCGCGCAGCCGGGCCGCCTCCGCGCGCAGGCGCAGCAGCTCGGCCCGCGCGTCCGGCGCCATCATGGCCAGGTCCACGCGGTCGGTGTCGGCCAGCTGGGTGGCCGCCTGCGTCAGCGCGCGCAGCGCCGCGTCCTGGCGGGCGGCGGGCGGCGGGGGGCGCAGGTCGCGGCCGAGGGCGCCGCCCATGGCGCCGCCGAGCACGGCGCCGGCCGTGGCGCCCAGCGCGAGGTCCTGGATCATCTCGGCCCATGTCACCTCGTCGCCGAAGAACTCGCGCCCCTCGGCCACGATGGGCATGGCGAGCAGCCCGCCGAGCGTCGCGTCGAAGGCGCCCATGCCGGCACCGGCGGCGACGCGCGCGCCGAGGCGGCCCTGCCGCGCGGCCTGCGCGGCCGCGGCCAGGGCCGCGACATGGCGGGAGAGGGCCTGCGCGCGCGCGGCGGCCAGCGCGGGGCCCGCGAAGGGCACGAAGTTTTCCGGCGTGGGCAGCGCGCCCACCACGCCGCCGGCGAAGCCCAGCGCCATGCGCCCGATGGAATCGCTGCCGGCGCCGAGCAGCCGCTGCCGCGCCGCCACCTCGTCGCGGATCAGGGCGCGCTCACGCGCGGCGGCGGTGCTGACGGGTCCGGTCCAGTCCAGCCCCTCGCGGAACCAGGGCGAGGCGCGCCATGCCGCTTCGTCGAGAGGGGCGAGCTCGTCCTCGGCGGCGAGCAGCTCGGCGCGCTGGACGCGTCCGCGCGCGAAGCCCTGGCCGGCCAGCGTTTGCCAGAAGCCCTCCTCGATGCTCGCGCCGAAGAAGGTGCTGGTGGGGGTGCGGTAGGCGCTGACGGCCTCGCTCAGCATTTGCGGCGAGGCGCCGCGCGTGGCCAGGCCGGGCTCGGCGAAGGGCAGGCTCACGGATCGAGCGCGTCCACGCGGCGCGTGAAGGGGATGCGGCGGCGTTCGGGCGGGGGCGCGCTGCGCCTTGTCTGCTCGGCCTGGGCCGCTTCTTCCAGCCGCCGGGCGATGTCCTCGCGGGTGATGGGCACGGCCTGCTGGCGTGCCTCGCGCGCGGCGTCGAGCACGCGGGGCAGGCTCACGACGATGGGCTGGCCCTGCGCGTCGAGGATGGGCGCGGCGGCGTCGCGCAGCATCAGGGCGAAGCGGCCATCGGGCGCGTTCACCCACACGGCCTGCTGCCGCAGGAATTGTCGGGCCGGGGCGGTGGCCTGGTCGGCGCCCATGGCCTCGGCGATGCGCTGCTCGGCCAGCCGGCGCAGGCCGGCCGTCAACAGCTCTGCATCGGTCCCGGCCGGCGCGTGCACGAACACGCCCTGGCTGGGGCGGTTCACGATGACTTGGCCGCCAAAGAGCTCATTATGGATCTGGCGCAGCTGCGCTGTGGTGATTTGGCCCGCCGTGGCGCCGCGCACGAGCGCCACCTGCTCCAGCAGCGCACGCTCGCGCTGGGCCAGGGCGGTGAACTCGGCCGAGCCGGTGGCTGCCGCCTGCGCCTCGCGCAGGCCGCCGAGACGGTCGGACTCGCGGAAGAAGGCCAGGGCGCTGTCGCGCACCGCGCGGCGGTTGGCGGGCTGATAGGGCAGCTTGTCCACATCCACGGCCAGGTCATTGGCGATGCGGCTGGCCACCACTTGGCCAGCACGCGGCGCGATGGCGGCGGCGGCGAGCAGCGTGTCGGGCACGCCGGCCCGGCCAAGCTGCTCGCGGATGCGCGGCCCTTCCTCGACGGGGAGCTGGCGGCCGAGCTCGAGCAGGGCCTGCAAGCGGGCCGTGATGGTTTCGCCCTCCATGACGCGCGCGGCGAGATGCTGGGCGATGGGCGTGGGCAGGGGCTGGACGGCCTGGCGCGGCACGCCAAGGCGGCGCTGCGCGCGCTCGGTCTCTTCAACCAGGACGGGCAGCAGGGCGAAGTTGCCGGCCATCACGTCCTGGCCGAGGCGCTGCACGGCGGGCGTGACGCGCATGGCGAAGCCGGCCGGGTCCGCGCGCAGCCCGGCGGCGCGGGTTTCGCTGCCGCGGTCCAGCTCGCGCAGCAGGGCGGCGTTTTCGGCCGCGCGCTCGCCCGCGATTGGCAGCGCCTCGCGCAGCGCCAGCAGCTCGGCCGGCGCGGCGCGCAGGGCGAACATAAAGGCTGCCGCCTGGCGCTGGCGCTCGCCCGCCTCGGCGTTGATGCGGCGGCGCTCCCATTCCGCGATGCCGGCCTGGCGTGCCTCGTCGGGCCCGAGGATGGGCGCGGGCGGCGGCAGGAAGCGGTCGAGTGGGTCGAGCGGCGCCGGTGCGCCGGCGGCGGCGCGCGGGTCTGAGGGCCTGCGCAGCACCTCGTCGAGCACGGCCTCGGGTGCGGGCTGTGTGACCTCGCCGAGCGGCAGCAGCGCCTCGTCGGCGTCGGTGCGGGCCAGGGCGCTGAGGCGGTCGGCGATCATGGCGCGCCCCTCACGGTTCCGGCGGCGCTATGGGGCGCGTGACGGCGCCGCGCAGCATGACCGCGTCCTGCGCTGCCTGGATGGCCTCGGCCTGGCGGTCGGCCATGGTGTCGCGCAGCTCGGCCGAAAACTGGCGGCGGGTGTTGGCATTGGCCTGGGCGGCGGCGCGCTGGGCCAGCAGCATGGCGCGGCGGCGCAGCCGCATGAAGGCCGCGGGGTCGGTGAGGGCGGCCAGGCGCCCGCCGGCCGAAGGGTTGTAGAGGTCGAGCACCTGCTGCTGCAGCGCATCGGCACGGAAGGCGTCGTCCATGTCCGGGTTGGAGGCGACCTCTTCCAGGGCGTGCTCCTGGCTGGCCAGCCATTGCGCGGTCAGCTCGCGGTGGCGCTGCGTCTCAAGCCGCTCGGCCGCGGCGCGGTGCCGGGCGTGCTCGGCCTCCTGCTGGCGCAGGTTGACCATGGCACGGGTGCGGGCGGCCAGCTCGTCGAGCCACGCGGAGCCGCCGGGCTGGCGCGCCACGGTGTCGAGCCATTCCTCGGCGAGTGCGGCGCGGGCCGCGGTGTCGCCGCGGGCGGCGGCCAGGGCGAGGTCGGCGAAGACGCCCGCGCGGGCCTCAGCCGCGCCGGCCAGCGCCTGCTCGGCGGCCTGGCGCTGCTGCGCGCGGGTGGCGCGGGCGCGCTCGGAGAGCAGGGGCGAGCCGAGGCGCTCCATGCTGCGGGCGGCCTGCTGAATCAGCTCGGGCGGCACCCCGGCCTCGGCCAGGCCACTGAGCGTGCCGGTGGCGCGCTCGGCGAACTCGGCGGGCGTTTCCGGCGCGCTGGGGTCGGTGCGCCCGAGCGCGTCGAAGGCGAGGCGTTCCACCTCGGCCTGGATGCGGCGGCGCGCCACAGGGTCCGCGGAGAGGGCGGCGAGAGGCGCCGGCCCGCGGGCGCGCGGCGCGCGGGCGGCGGCGATGCGCTCGGCGAGAGTTGCCATCAGATCAGGCTCGCGAGGCGCGACACGTCTTGCGCGTCGCGGTTTTGCTGCCCGGTGCGGCGCTGGCTCAGGCTGACGCGCGCGTCGGTGCGCAGCTGGTCCTGGCGCAGGAGGTTGTTGGCCTCGAGGATGCGCGCGCGGGTGCGCAGCGCGCGCTCCTGCTCGCTGCCCTGGGCGCGGAGGTCCTCCGCACCGGCCGCTGCCTCGAAGGCTTGTTGCTGCTCGGCCACGGCCGCGGAGCCTTCGCCCACCACCACGCCGCGGGCCGCGGTGCCGGCGCGCAGCGCGGCCTGGTTGCGCAGCAGGGTGCGCGTCAGCTCCTGGAGCCGCCGCTGCGTCTGGGTTGCGACGGAATCGGCCGAGGCATCGAGCGCGCGCACTTCCGCCTGGCTGGTCAGCGATTCGGTGGTGGCCTGGGCCAGCAGCAGCCGCACGCGCTCCAGCACGGCCTGGCGCTGGGTGGCGGCCGAGGCGGTGCCGGCGCTGTTCTGGGCCAGGGTGAGCAGCCCGGCATTGGCGTTGGCCAGGCTGTCGCGGGTGGCTTGCGTGCCGGCGCGCAGCGACATGACATCCACGGCCCCGGTCATGTGCCGAGCCTCAGGTCATAGCTGAGCGCGAGGAGCTCGAAGGGGCCGGGGATGGGCTGGCGGATGGTCACCTGCGGGCGCTGGCGCCAGCCGACGATGCCCTCGATCCGCACATCCCCGGTGAAGCGCGGCGGCGGGCTGTCGAGCGGCGGGGCGGGGGGGCCGCCCAGGGTGCGGAAGATCACGTCGCGGCCCTGCATTTCAAAGAGGCCGGTGTTGCGCACGCGCGCCGTCAGGCGGGTGATGCGCGCCTTGCGGCCCACCAGGCTGCCGGTGGGGGCACGCGGCTCGACAGGCAGCGCGATCAGCTCGGGCGTGTGCAGCAGCCCGGCTTCGGCGCGCAGCGCCTCGCGCGGCAGGGTGAGGGTCCCGCCCGAGACGGTGAAGACGCCCTGATAGCTTTCGTCCAGCATCAGATGCACCTGCTGGCCGTCCAGATGGGCTAGGCCGGTCAGGGTGCTGAAGGGCGTGGCGCTGGTGTGAAGCCGGCTGGCGTCGAAGTAGCGGGCCTCGTCCCACAGCTCGACGCGCAAATTGCCGAAGCGCGTCACGGTGAAGAAGACCTCGCCGGACGCCAGGGCGCAGACGCCGCGAATGGTGCCCTCTGTTGCCCAGCGGCTGAAGGCGGTGATGTTCTGGGCGCGCAGCGTGGTGAGCAGCGTGGCCTCGCCGTCCGGGTTGGCGAGGATGACGTTGTCGGCGTCCTCGCCCACGGCGCCGATGCGCGCGGCGAGCTGCGTGGGCGCGCGGATCAGGTGGGGCGCCAGCAGGCTCACCACATCGGCTTTGTAGGCGGCTTCGGCGTCGTCGTAGAGGAAGCCGCGCAAGGCGCCGCCGCCGCGCTGCACGAAGAGGCTTGCGCCATCCATCTGGGCGGGGGCGGTGTAGCGCTGGATGCCGCGCGGGGTCTGCTGGCGGATGTCCACATTGGTGGGCGTGACGGCGCCTTGCGTCACCAGCGCGTGCTCGGCGCCGGCCGTGAAGATTTCGAGCGTGCGGCCCGTGGCCATCTGAAAGACGCCGTTGATGTTGTTGGCGGCCAGCGTGAACAGAATGCCGTCGTCGGCGGCGGCGCTGCCGAGGTCGAGGTTGAACGGGTCGGCCACCTTGCTGGCGACGATGGAAGCCGGGCGCGAGCGGAAGCCGCCGATCCACAGGCGCTGCTGGTGGAAGGTCCCGCACTCGGGCCAGCCGCGCGTGGCGCTCATGATGGGTTCCGCGCCGGAGCCGAAATCGACGGTCGGGATGTTGACGAAGGGCGCGTTGTCCAGCGTCCAGACGGAATCGCTGCCGCCGCGGCGGATCCGCTGGGGCTGCATGTTCGCGTGGAACAGCAGCAGCGTGTCGGCACTCTGCGCGAAGTTCATCTGTGCCGCCTGGGTGGCTGTCCACGGGCAGCCCCCCACGGTGGCGACCTGGGTGCCGTCCGCGCGATAGACGACGAATTCCGTGGCGAGCAGCAGGAAGGCGTAGGTCTGCTCGACGTTGAAGGCGAAGGGGATCAGCCGGTGCGCGGGATTGCCGATGAGGTTGTGCAAATGCCGCATGCCGGGGCGGCGGCGCAGGCCCCCCTGCGGCACCACCACCAGGTTGCGCAGGCGCTCGGCCGCCGAATACCAGCGCTGCAGCTCGGTGCGGCCGAGCATGCTGGGCGCGATCTCGCCGGCGGCGAAATCCGTCTGGAGGGCGCGGACTTGTTCCATGGGTCAGCGCCAGCGGCGGCTGCCGAGCCGCGCCTCGGCCAGCGGCGAGGCGTGGATGACGGCGTTGGGCTGCTGCTGGCTGTCCAGGTGGCGCGCCTCGCGCAGAGCGGCCTGGGCCTTCATGGTGAACAGCTCGACGGCCGAGACGTTGTTGGTCACGGCCATGGCAAAGTCGGCGGCGAGCGTCAGGCGGGCGAGCTGCGTGAACCAGGGCGGAAAGTTGCCGGGCTCGACGGCCCGCTGATAGTCGGCCCAGAGCGGCGCGCGATCGGCATAGAGGCGGTTGCCCTCGATCTCATAACGGTCGAGGACGGCGGCGCCCGGTTCGGCGGCCGGAAAGACGTGGCGGAGCGCCAGCATGTCAGGCGGAAGGGCGAAGGCGTGGCGCCATTCGGTCAGCGGCGGGTCCGCGAGCTGGGAAAGCTGCGCCTTGGCCATCGTGAAGCGCCACGGATGGCCGGCGAGCAGCGCGTTGAGCGTGGTGGGGTAGAGGCGGTTGCAGGTTTCGGCCAGGTCCGTCCCCTCGGTGAAGGAGGTGATGGCGCTGTCGCCCAAGAGGCGCAGCGCCTCATTGCAGAGGGAGACGGCCGAGGCGGTCATGCGTTCACCGGCCGCGCAGCTTGTCGTGCGCGCTCCACAGGGCGGCGAGCAGCGCGAGGACGGCGCCCGCGATGGCATCGAAGCTGGCGACGTGCTCGGCCGTGAGCCCGAGCGCGAGCAAAATGCCGCCTGACAGGCTGAGGATGTGGCGCGCCTGGCCCATCCACAGCGCGACGCGGTCGGAGGCGGGGGCGGGCGGCTCGGGCGGCTGAATGTCGGCCATGATGGGTCCTCAGGCGGGCGGGTGGTTGTGAGGGGGCTGGTCCGCAATGCGCCGCTTGGCCAGCTCGACCGCATCGGCGTGGCTGATGCGCGCACGCGCCGTCAGAATGGCCATCACCAGGTCATGCACGGCGGCGTGGCCGAGATAGCCGGCCGCAAAGCCAAGCAGGAAGCGGCCATACTCGTTGAGCTCGAACACCCCTGTGGCCGTCGCGTAGCCGGCCATGCCGATCAGCGCGGCCGAGGGCAGCTCCCAGAGAATGCATTTACCGAGCCTCCGGCGCTGCGGGTTGGCGAACCGCACGGCCGCGCCCGCCGCACCGGCCAACCCGCCGAAGATGGCGAGCTCCTTGGCCACATCCCAGCTCATGCCAACCCGCGGATGGCCGCGACCTCCGCGGCCGTCAGCAGGCCCGCCGCCCGCATGGCGTCGAGCCCGGCGACCGTGTC